CAGGAGGGGTTCCCTGAACACGAGCCATACCACCATCAGCCATAAAACCCATTTTATTTCTAACTTCAGTCGGTAATTTTGCTAGTCCGGGATTTTTACTTTTATCTACTTCTTTTAATCCCATACCACCCTTTTTCATTCCCATTTCCATGTCATTCATCCTGTTTGCCTTTTTCATAAGATTTCTCGCTCTTTCCTTAGAAATATCCATTTGTTCAGACATCTGATTTGTCATTCTGCTCTTAGCCATCAAAAAATCCTCACTTCCTTTATAACACCACCATGACCACGTTTAACAGCTTTAACTCTTCTGGGCTTGCCAGCAGGTTGCCCTAAACGCTTTTTCTGAGAAATCCTAGACCTCTTCTCAGACGAGGTTAACTCTTTTGACGTTTTAGGAGTCTTCTTGGAAACACGCTTGCTAGGTCTACAATAAGGTGTGCCTCTTTTCTCACCTTTCTTCCTACCACAAGCCTTGCCAGTTCTTACGTCAACCCACTTTTCTTTAAACCAGCGTTTAAGATCAGATCCCTTTTTTGTCTTACGAACAGCCATTAAAACATCCTAGCTTTACGGACGTTAGAAGTTACTGCACCACCTACACCACGTTTTGTTTTATTACCGTAGTTTTTAGCACCTACTTTACGGCACTTGGCAATCGCACCAGAAGCATAGGCACTAGGAAAAACTCTATAACGAGCTTTTACTTTGTGATAACAGGCATCTTTCTTAGACTTGGTTTTAGACATTAACCCTTTCCTTTTTTATTTCTTTTAGAAACAATAGATCTAAGTGATTTGGCTTGTTTAGAATGTAGTTTAGAAGCTTTTTTAAGACCTTTAATAACTTTTTTAATTTTTCGTCCGTTTTGTTTAGAAACCATAATTAGCACCTCCACCTTCTACGAGCTTGTCTAATACGACTATTAGGATCATTACGAGTTTTAGCAGAACTCTTCTTCAATTGACCCAGAGATCTAGCACAATAGCTCTTTCTACGTTTAGCTGCAGCACTTCCCTTTTTAACTTTACCAGTAACGGCTGTTTTTAGTTTAGACCCTGGATTAGCCTTTCGATAGGCTTTAACACCCTTCTCCGTCATACCCGCACCACTTTTGGTAGGGCGGTAGTTTGCACCCTTACCTCTAGTTGTGCGTCTAATAGATTTAGATGGTTTTCTAGCCATATTGTTTCACGTGAAACATTATTTTTTCTCACTATATAAGTTATCAAATGTTACTGAAGGATCCATGTAACTCCCATCTGACTCAGCACTATGTGTCCACTGGCTTGGTCTAAAATCAGGAGCTCCTTTACCTGTCTCCCACAAAGCCGGACTTGTTGTTCTAACACGATTATTAGGCAACGCCACTATATTCCCTGTCCATGCTCCAGCATCTGTAAGTTCAATAACATGACTTTGTTTGTGTTGAGCGGGGCAGTCTGAAATCCGTGAATCTGTATAATCAACAGTAAACATATACTTTCCAGTATAAAAATCCCCATCAATCTTACAAAGCCACGGGCTTGAGCTTGTTCTGTCATATTCTATAACAGAATGATTTCTAGAACTACAATCCCAAGGCTGTACAAGGTGAGTCATCATTCTATCAGGCCATTCCTCTAATGGTGTATCCGCAACAAGAGCTGTAATGGGCATCCTTGCCCACATAGCCCCTCCATGGATATTTTCATCATCTGTATCATCACTTTCACACCCTGTGAAAATAACCTGAAAACTCAAACAACGATCTGGGATCGTAGTAACTGCAATCGCCATAGCGTGAAGGTATTCTCCACGGTATTTCTCATGATTGTGTGTAAACTCTCTTCGCACCCAGCAATGAAAATGCGGGATGTTGCTCTGTAAATATGGCATTACTTGCGCCGCACACCGCCACGAGCCATCCCTTTCTTCTTCATAGCACCACCACGAGCCATGCCTTTTTTCTTCATAGCACCGCCACGAGCCATACCCTTCTTCTTCATAGTACCGCCACGAGCCATACCCTTCTTCTTCATAGCAGAACCGCCACCCATCATTTTTCTCTTACGAGTTCCACCTTTTTTCTTCATAACCATAACATAATCTCCTTAATTTTCTTCTGTTGCAGTTTGTCGGTAGCCATTAATTACTTCTTCATAGTCATCGAAGTCACTAATTATTTTTCCATTATACTTTCTAGGCGGGGATACGTCATCTACAGTTTTTGATTTAGGACTATTAAGATAACGATAATATTCTTTAGAAAACCGCCAAGTTGTATTATCAGGCCTATACACTTTTATTTTTTCTCCAGTTTATTTGCTTAAAATTATCTCCACTTGAAACCAAACAACTTATTTCATTTGTTGCGCTTGTATGTACAATGGTAAAACTTCCTGAAGGACTAACAAAAATAGTCAAAATAATCTTACTTTCATAAACACCTGTATAAACAGGATCTTCGTTAAACTTCCTTTTTAAAAAAAATACAACATCCATAACTGGCGCACATCTTAAAACAGGTTGTGCAACAAGTTTTACAGAATCCTCTGATGTTTTATTACACCCTGAAACAGTAAGAACCATTATAAGCAAAGGCACTGTCAAAGCTATTACAATAATAATAACTATGGATGATGTCTTCTTCTCCTTGATCCCCAACATTTTACCCATAAATAATTATCCAAACGTGCTGCCCAAGACGCTAGTCTTCTAGCTATTTTTGTATCCCAAAACATTATTTTTTCTTCTTTTTCTTCTTTTTATTTTTACGCTTAGTACCTGTTAACTGTTTAGGTATTTGTGCTCTAGAAATAGCCACAACTATTTTCCTTGATTTGTCTGTTGATCGATTCGATCTCTGTTAACCTCGGCTCGTAAAACAGCAATGTCTTCCTGAGATTCCATCTTTTCTCGAGCCAGATCATTACGATCTTCTTGCTTCTGCTCTTCAAAGTTTTGCTTAACTGCAAACTCTTGAGCCTTACGCTGAACATCTGCCGCTTTTATATCAAGCTCTTTAGACCGAAGTTGCACAAGAGGATCGACCTCACCTTCGGGCGGAGGCATCAAAGCAGACATGACTTCCTCTGTATATTGAGCAATAAGCTCTGCAACCTTTGCCTCTACATCCATTTGAGGAGGCTGTTGTCCCATTTGCATTGCTTGTTCCATACCCATACGCATTTCCGCATCAGCTACACCACGAGCCTTAAAAGCAATATGTTCACACAAATGCGCCTGAAGTAAAGCAAACACAGGGGGAGAAGACGCTGGTATGGGTGTCTTCATAAAGATTATGTGAGCCGCCATATGAGCATCATGATCCTGTGTCGGGAAAGCCTGTAAAGTTTCCTGTATAATTGACTTGGCATTTTCAATAGCCGGATCAGTAGGCTGTTGCGGTTGAGGTGTAGGCAACAAAGACTCAATGTTATGAACGCCTATAGCTTCATAAATACGTCTGTAAGCCTCATACAAATTGTGCATTTGAGGATTACTTTGAGCTAACTGAAGTTGTGTTTGAGCTAACGCCAGACGTTGAGACATTGAAAAGATATTAGGATCTGATACAGGAATTACATCTACTCTTTCATCAAAATCAGCCTGTTTGATAGTAGCCTCTGCACCATACACGTTATATGGATACATAGGAGGAAGGGATTCTGAAAACACACGACTTAACATCCTGAACTCTTGTTTCTGTGCATAATGTAATCTTTTGTGTATGGCAGACATCACCTTCGACCCACGCTCCAACAAAGCAACTGTGGTTCCCACCGCAGCTTGCTGGTTTCCATCACCAACCTGCATGTCTGCAATTGCTGCGAACCTTCGTCCAGCATCAACAACAAAACCCAGCAAAGCCATTAAAGTCTGACTTGGTTCTTTGTAAGGAAGTGGTAGTATACTTTCTCGTAAAGCACCACCGGGTACATCAATATCACGAAACTCACCAGGAGAAAGAGGTTCATCAGCGTCACGAATACGAATACCACGAGCCTTAAAACCAGCGGGAAGATTAGCAAGTGTTCCAGCATCTATAAGTTGCCTCAAGATAGACGTTGCAGATCGACCTAGACCACCAATCATGTGGAGAAGACCAAATCCATAAAAACCCAGACCAGGTAGAAACTTGTAATGTGCGAAATACTGCACCTTGCGATAGTAATCGTCACCTTCTCGCCAGTTTCTGCGAATCGAAAGGACTTTTGAACTACCTTCGTCTATTGTAACTATGTAAGGAAGTTTGATTCCTGTCTGCTCACCGTCAATAGGACTTACATGTTCAAACCCCGGTAAATCTAAATCAGTATGAACCTCAAGGATAGTGCAGTCTTGATCATCTGCTCCTGTTTTCTCCACGCCCATCAGACTACGCTCTTTTTCCTTTACCTCATCTTCAGACTCGTAAGGAGAAAGTTCTATATCTCGATAAAACCCAGCGGCCTGAAACTTACGAACATCATTAGTATTCATACGAATCAAGTGAGTGATACGAGACGAAGAGTTTAGATCGGTAGCGTTATAAGGAACATAAAGATCATCAGCCGGAACAAATCTGGAAACGGCTCTATCAAGGATGTCATCAAAATAAACCTTCTTAAATGCACTTCCAGCTAATGGTAAGTAAAACAATAGACGATCCATCTCAGGATCATATTCGTCCATAACGTGGGTTATCTGATAGTTCATGAACTCCTGAACTCTACGAGATTGCATCTCAACATCAGGAGTTGCTGCACCAACAACCTGAGTACGAACAGGGCCAGAACTAGGAAGAAGTTCCTTGTAAGCCTGTGCCTGAAACTGTGTTACTGCTTCAGCAATAATAGGATGAGTTACACCACTTGATCCTCGAAAAGGTTCTTCACGATGTTCATAGTTGATACCTAAAAGATCTAATCCCTCAGTGTAAGCATCTTCCCACTCCTGACGGCCACTCTTGTCATCCTCATAATATCCAACCAGCTCCGAAGAAATCTCCATTAGAACTCGTTCATCTATAATTTCGGCTAGATTAGCATCCTGTTCAGCCTGAAGTTCCTCTGATACAAATTCTTCAAAGTTAAGAACTACGGAACCATCTTCCTCTTCTACGATCTCAGTTGGTTCTTCAATCTCTTCAACCTCAATTTCCTCGTCTGTACCACCCAAGGGCATACCTTGAGAGGGCATAGCAGATTCAATCAGGGAAGTGGGTTCCTTTGCCATTATTTACTCACTTTCTTATACTTTTCAAAAGATCTCAAGCCACCAAGCCCCAACATGCCCATCAGAACAGGCATCATTTCGCTCATATTCATTGCGGGTAAATCAACAAGATGACCTGTCTGTGCCAGTACAAATTGTGCTATTGGCATTACAACATAAGTCCAACTCAAAGCTACCCCACAGGACCAACCGATAAATGGTCTCCACCCGGCTACGAAAATAGAACGATGAGCCGCCTCTGTTTTGTTTATGTCTAGTTGAGCTAAATCAATCTTTGCCAAGTGAGTTGTAAGTTGAGCTTCGATCTCACGCTCCGCTTTTGCCTTGGCCTCTTTGTCTTCAGGAAGAAAACGGCCAATTACATCTGTAACTGCCGGTAAAATACTTGGAAGTAATGCCTGTATCATTTTCTATTACTCATGTAAGCTGTCAT